GATCGCCTCCAGGGCATCCGTGAGCCACCCAGGCTCCGAAAGCCTGTCTGCGGCCCCGTCAGGGGCCTGTACGGGCTTCCACTTCCTCCCCGGCCCATTGTTCCAGGCATCCCGGAGGGTTTCCCAGTTTGCCGGACCGTCCTGCGAAGCCTCGCGCGGAGGAGGAGGAACTTCTCCTGTCCTCTCCTCTCCTCTACTGCGCGGCGGCGCAGGAGGTGCCTGCGCTTGAGCGCAGGCAGTCCCGGGCCGCTTCCGACGGTCCGGATCCCGCTCGTTTTGGGCCTTGGCACGGTCCTGGTGCTGGAGTCTCGCCTTGGCCGCCTGGCTGAACCGGCGGTCCCACCCGGGGACAGCAACGGTAGCGGCCGTCTCGTCGATCTCCAGCCACCCGACGGCCGCCACGGCCCGCCAGAAGGCTTCATCACCCCCGCACGTTCTCGCGAGCCTCGGGACGGTCATCCGGGCTGTGCCGTCGGCACAGTGGACGGCGGCCCACGACCAGAGCCGGTAGAGCCGGAAGCAGACGTACTCGACCGGCTGCCCGGTCAGGTCGATCAGCTCCTGGACCTCCGGCTTGTCCGGCAGCCCGATGTCGATTGCGAGCCACTCACCGGCCATCCTGGCCTCCGTTCGTCTTGATCCACTCCGACCTGAACTCCGCGAACATCATCGTGCCGCCGCTGATCCGGTGAGCGTGGTAGGCGATGACCGCCTGCTCGAGCTCCGGGTCACGCTTGGCCTCCTGCTCCTTGATCCGCTCCGAGCGTTCTTCGCGGAGGCGTTGTTCGTGCCAGTTAGCGGGCATCGTTGGTTTCCTTTGCCAGCCAGCCATTGCGTTCGCAATGCTCTCGCCAAGTGCGATGAATCCTTGCAAGCGGATCTTCATCATGGCCGCGATGTTCGTTGTTTATTCCATCGCAACCAAGCGACGGGACGTAGGACGAAAGCTGCTCAGTCAGAAGCTGCCGATCCGCCAGCACTTCGCACACTGGCTTTGATTTCGTGGCTATATCGTGCTCAGTGGTTGGCCGATACTGCCGTGTTCCCATTCTGCGGCGGCTGTATTGGCGATTCCGCTTAATGCGACGCCAATGTTCAAGAAGCTGATCCTTTTGTTGGTTTACAGTGGCAATAAGGTTTTGCGGCGAGATTTCACGCCACGACGTGCTAACTAGGTCGCCGTTCCTAAATGCAAGCTTGTCCTTCGGCATGTCGCCTCTAGCGCGAAGGTCAATCAAAAGCCTGTTTATCCCTCGCTCCCCAGTGCACAGTTTCTGTATTTCGCTAACTGGCGAACACGCTTGCCATCTGTCTACGCCCACCCACCTCCATGCCAATCCTAGGTAATGTAAAAAGCAATGCTCTGTCCCGATCTGCTGAATGATCTCCAGCGCCTTTTTGCCAAGCAGGTCGTGGCACTGAAGCAATCCGTTGATTGCGCTGTCGATATCAAGCGGAAGTGGATTTTTGTTTGCGAAATCTCCAGCGGAATCAAACAGCCACTGGCACGAGATTCCTAGGCCCGAGAGAGACCGCTGCTTTTCAATGTACGTTGGGCTCAGCGAGTGCACTGCCTCGAACGCTTGCTGCGTAAATGCGTTGTAGGCGTCGAACCTACTGTGCCTGTCAGTTTTGTCTGTGAACTCGTGCAGCCATCCTTCACGCATTCCAGCAGCCAACTTCGCACACCGATGCCAAGGAGTCTCAAACCCGCCCTTGCATGACGTGTCCTTCCTGCCTTTTGCGTGAGCAAAGTGGGTGGCTATCTGCTCCCCAGCCCGCACGATCAGCTTGTGGTCGCAAACAGGGCACTTGCACTCTGTGGTTTTGTCGCACAGCGACTTTGCCTCAGTCGCCGTGCGTCCCATGTGATCTCGCGGGTTCGCGAATTTCTCCTCTGGCGCGAACAGCAGTTGCCTGTCGTCGCCGGCATTGTCGATGTCTTCTTCTTGCATCACGCCACCCTCCATTCCCTCTCGCCCCTGCCGCTGGAGCTCTCGACCACGCGCCCCGTCTCGACGATCATTCCCGCCTTGGCAAGTTCCGCGATGCGCTTGTTCACCTGGTGCGGTAGCAGTCCGCATCGCTCCGCGATCACGCTCTGACCAGCCGGGCCGAGAGACAACGCCTGCAGGATCTTGCGGGCGTGCTCGCCGCGAAACTCGCCCACGCGACGGGCAGCAGCGTGCGACGTCGCCGGGTCGGTGGCCCGTGCCCGAGGCGGGGCGAACAGCGGCCCGTAGTCGATCGTCTGCGGGTAGTAGTCGCTCATGTCTTGGCCTCCTGCGTCATCGCCCTGGCGATCAGCGAAACGCTGCACTTGTTGATCCCGAGCCTCTCGCAAATCTGCTTCTGCGTGCTGCCCTGGCGGAGCAGCTGCCGCACCCGATCGACGTCGATCCGATTGACCGCTGGCATGACTCACGCTCCTTCGTGTGTATTTGCCGGGTTACGCCCGGCGCGGCATGGTCACCGGCTGGAGTGCAGGCCCATGCTGCGGGTGTTTCAGACGACCGCCCGCGGCGTCCTCCCTGGGGCTGCGATGAGTCAGCCCCTGCGGCCGGGAGCGGCCGCCGTTGATCTCCTACCCGTCCGACATTGGCCCGGGCTTTCCGTGGCGGTCCAGATGTGGCACCCGAGGCGGCGGTGGCGGCTCGTTGTCCGCCACCCACCGCTGCACGTGCCTGGCGTAGTCGAGGGCCTCGGCGATCAGGCGCTCACGGGGCACGTGCGGGTGCCGCTGCATGTAGTCCAGCCGGTTGCGCACGATCTCGATGGCCCCGGCGACTCCTATTACCCCGTTCGGTCCCGTGCGGATCAGCCATGCCATGCGTCCGCCTCCTTCCGCAGCTGCGCGGCCCGCTCCGCGAGCTGCCCGCGGATCGCGTCGATCTTGTCGGCCGCCTCCCGCTTCGCGTCCGCGAGGCTGGCGTGGAAGCCGTCCGCCTTCACGATCGTGCCGTGTCGCAGCTGCACCATCGGCACGCCGTGAACGTCGAGGGTCTCGCCATCCTTCGCGTAGGTGGTCACGTTGCAGCCGTAGACCTCGATCTTGTGGACCGTTGCCATGTTGCACCTCATCAAAAAGGGATGTCGTCGTTGGGCATCACGCCGGAGGCCGCGTCGGCCTTCTGGGTCGGCGTCCTGGCCGCCTGCTTCGCCGGCTCCGGCTCGCGGAACGACTCGAAGGCCGGCGCACCCGGTGCCGCGGCGAAAGCGTTGACGTAGACAACCGCCTGCCCGGTCGACTTGTTGATGCCCTGCTTCGTTGTGACGACCACCCGCCGGCCCACGACCTCCTGGTCGATCTCGGCCGAGCTCGGCAGGCCAAGGGCATTCAGGAGATTGAGGGCCAGCTTGCAGTCCCGCTTCTCCGTCGGGTCGAACCACCGCTCGAGGTCTTCGAAGGTGCCGTTCAGATCCCGCAGCGTGACGATGATGCACTCCTGACCATCGCGCTTGCGTGTCACCGTCTTCACCTTGACGATCTCCACCTGGTGATCGCCATCCGCGAACAGGCCCACCGAATCGTCCTCTCCGAACGTGTCGAACCTCATGTCTGCACCTCTGGGGTATGGGTTTCACCGATCCGCGTGACGGCCGGGGTCGCCCGGCCGTGCTCGATCCCGATCGCATGGGCGGCGACCAGGGCTTCATGCAGCCCGAGGTCACCGGCCCTGCATTTCTTCTCCACTTCCGCGAGCCGCTCTGCCGCGGTCACCTCGCGCGACTTGTAGCGGTTCAGCCACGGCGTCCCGTCATGCCACGCCATCGGCCACCTCCTGTGGTTGAATCTGCTGGTGGCGGATGTCGATCTGCGAATCGAGACGCTGCCGCTGCGATGGCGTCAGTTCGCCGTTGGATTCGGCGAGGTCGGCGTCGGTGCCGATCTGGCCGAGCTCCTCAACCGTGGTGGCCTCGTTGACACGCTCCAGCCAGCCCTTTCGGTCGGACTGGACGGCAGCCGGTGCGGCGGCCTTCGCCTTCGTGGACGCGAACATCGGGGCCAGGGCAGCGATCCCCATCGGCATCTCAGCCGGCAGCCCGTATCGGTTCTTGGCGTCGAACGCCGCACAGCGCTCGGCGAACATGAACCGCTCTTTGCCGCCGACAGCCTTGGAGCGGCCGTCGGTGCCCTCGACCACCCGCGTCCGGTAGTTGAGGAAGATCACAGCGTCGGCCCACTCTTTCACGAGCGGGCTTACCTGCTTCGACAGCTTCAGCTCGTGTCGATCGTACCCCTCGGTCATTTCAGGCGGGCTCACCCGCTTGACCGTCGAGTGGCCGACCAAAACCACGTTCATGCCGGCAGCCACAAGCCCGTCGAGTGAATCGAGGAACTTGCCCATCTGCTCGGCAACCATCACCCAGCCCTTGCCAAACGGGAACGCTTCCACGCTGTCCTTGTTGTTGTCCTTGCAGACCTGCTCCACGAGCAGCCGCTCGGCCCAGTCAATCGAGTCAACGACAAGCGTCGAGAATCCCTGCCTGTCCACTTGGAGGGCAGCCACGGCCGTCCTCATGGTCTGCCAGTCGCCAACCACCACACGTGCGACGTCGAGCTGGTTCGTGCCATCCTCGGTGTCGAGCACCAGAGGATCGGGAAACTGGCTCGCGAGCGTCGTCTTGCCGATGCCCTCGCCGCCGTACATCACCACCTTCGCCGGTGCGGCCTGTCGGCCACGAACGATCTTCAGTCCCATCACTTCCCCTCCATTCGCCGGACCGTCTCCATGTCGACCCAGCCCGCGCGGGCCAGCGTCGTGAAATCGGAGGCGGTCGGTCCTTCGACCGCCCCCGACCGGGTGCATCCCTGCCGACCGGCATCCCGCCGGCATCCTCCGCCGCGGCATCCGCCACGGGGCTCCTCCATGCGATTCATCACCACCGCCAGGCCGACCGCCACGGCCCCCAGCGTGAACGTCATCACGAACGACGCCGCCACGATCAGCCAGAAGCCCAGCCACGCGTCGCTCATCGCAGCACCTCGCCTTCGGTGTCGTTCGCGATCACGCGGAACTCGTCGAGGCTGGCCTTCGCCCGGAGGAACAGGGCCGGGCCGGCCGGGATGGCGTAGAGGCCGTCCCCGACGGGCCGGGCCTGGGCGACGAGCTGCTCGAGCACCCGCCCGGGGGCCATGAGCTTCTGGATCGCCCGGGCCTTCTTCTGGAGGAAGGCCTCCCACGGGCCTTCCCGGTAGTCGCGCCGGTGGTGGGCGTGATTGTTGAGCATGGTCAGGCCCTCCCGATGTGCGAGATGGGAGCCACGAGCACGCCGCAGTCGACGTCGACCATCACCGTCGAGCCCTCGACGCCGATCACCCGACCGGCCCACTGCTTGCCGGCACTGGACCCGTTGATCCAGTCTCCGATGGACGGCAGCGGCCGACCGTAGACGTCCTGCATCCCTGCCACCGCCGCACCGGCTTCCGCATCGCCCGGCATCCGTTCGTTGGCGTCCATGCCTTCGTTCCTTTTTGTGGTGTGGTTAGAACTGACGCGGGGTGTTGTAGGGGTGTGGTTAGAACTTGTCAACAGGGAAAAATGCCGCGAGTTTCGCGGCGATTTCCGCGACCGCAAAAACAGAGCGGGCCAGCGGCGAATCCGATCCCAGTTCCTGGCCGAGCCGGACGAGGACCAGGGCGGTGGTCAGGTTGTTCCAGTTGATCCGTCGCATCGGGTTCTCCTGCTTGTAGCGTTGTGGTTAGAACCACAATCGGCAGTTCCCCGAACGGTCCTTGAATGAGATCAGGCGGACCGCCGGCCCTTGCGGGGGCGGCCGGTCGCCGGGATCTCCTTCGCTTTCCGCTCGACCTCGTCCTTGTCGTAGACGAGGGCGCGGTCATGGAGATGGCCGCACCACAGGTCACCAGCCAGGGCGAGCTGGCGGATCCGGCCCATGCTGCAGCCGAAGATGTCGGCCGCTTCGCGGGTGTTGATGTAGGTCCGGCCGGGCTTGGGTTTGAACGGCATCTTCATGGCCTCCGTAGCGTATGGATTCGGGGCCGTGAATCAACACGGCGGCCGGGGGTTCACCCGCGGACCTGTTTCGCGGCCTCGATCATGTCGGACAGCCGGCCCTTCGTGATGCCGGCGGGGATGCGGATCCCGAGGTTCTCGGCGTAGGCGATCTGCTTGTCGCTCGGGGCGTCGGTCCGCCAGGAGCCGGGCCACCTGGGCCACGACAGGACGCCGCCGGCCGCGACGAGCACGGCCACCGCGGCCCCGGCCAGGCCACCCTTGGCCGTGAACGGCATGACGAAGGCCATCACGACCGCGACGCCGATCGCGAGGAACAGACCGGCGGCCCGGACGAAGTAGACGAGGACCGCCATAACACCGGTGTCCATCGAACGGCCTCGGATTCTGGCGGCGGTGTCCGGCCCTGTTTTGGCCCTGGTTTCCCGGGCAGGATCGAAACGTTTGAAAGTGGCGGGGGTGTTACCGAACCATTCGGTGACCAACGGTGCGGCGGCCAATCGGCACGGCCGTCACAACCGGAAGTCGCCAAGGAAGGAGGACACACGGCACGGATGCGTGGCCTATACACCTTGCGGAGGTACGCACCATGACACTCGACCGATTCCTGACCGACGTTTACGTTCCGCTCCGGCTCCGGAGCCGCTCGCCGGAAAGCGTCCGCCTGCTGCGGCACGCGATCACCCAGTTCTCCCGGTGGCTTGGCCGCCCGGCCACGCTCGACGACCTCGATGACCTGGTCGTCTCCCAGTGGCTGACGAAGATGGCGGAGAAAAAGTCGCCGAACTCCGTGGCCCGGGAGCGGTCCGGGATCCTCGCGATCTGGAATCTCGCCCAGGGCCGGGGGCTCGTGCGGCTTCGCCCGACAGTCGCGCCCGAGTTGATCCCGCAGTCCACGCCGCGGGCCTTCACGACGGCCGAGCTGGCGCGGCTCGCGGAGGCCGCGAAGTGGTCGAGCGGGTGGGTGGGGCCGGTGCCAGCCAGCACCTTCTTCCGGGCCTTGATCGCCGTGGGGCTCGAGACGGGCGAGCGGATCAACGCCCTGTTGAAGACGCCGCGGCAGTGTTGGCAGCGCCCGACGTTGACCGTGCCGGCCGTGATCCGGAAGGGCCGCCGGCAGGAGCGGGTCTACGAACTCTCGCCCGAGGCCTGCGAGCTCGTCGACGCCGTCACGGCCCACGACGGGCCGACGGTGTTCTGGTGGATCGCGTCGGACACGGCCCTCCGGAAAAGGTGGAAGACGATCACGCGGCGGGCCGGGCTCGGGGACGGCCGCGACGTTCAGTTCCACGCGCTCCGCCGATCGACAGCGTCACACCTCGCGGCCGCCGGCCTCGACGCGACGGGCTACCTGGGGCACTCGACGGACCGGATCACGCGGCGGTCATACCTCGACCCGCGAGTGGTGGACGCCAGCCGCCCGAAGGCCTGGCAGAGCCTGCCGCGGATCTTCAAGCCGGAGCCGGAACCACCGGCACAGTCGGCATGATCTGACCGCGTTGCAAGTGTCACCCCCGGATGTGGCCGAACGCCGAATCCGGCGACGCATGATCGGCACGACCGGTTCCACCGGCCCGAACGTTGCGGCACGTTGAAGTTCGTTGATCGTCATTGAGCAGTTTGCGAGCGCGCGAAACGCCGCTATGGTGCGATGGGTTTCGTACTCCCAGGAGAAAGCAATGGACAGGCTGTTGACGCGGAAGCAGGTGGCGGAGTTTCTCGGGATTCAGGCGAACACGCTCGCGAGGTGGAAGTGGGCAGGCAAGGATGGCCCCCCTCACGTACACGTCGGACGAGCAATCAGGTACAGGGCGAGCGAAGTCGAAAAGTGGATCGCCGACACCTATCGTCCAAAGAGCAGTTCAGCCCGCCGCCAAGTCTGCCTGAAGACACCGGAATGTATCGGCAAAGATGCCACGCTGTACCTTCGGTTTGACGATGTTCGTCTCGCCCTTAAGGCAGCAGGAGTTGAGTGGGTGTCTGTCGGGTGAGCGTTCCAGATTCCAGAATCAGGCACCAGCGGCCACGCCGAAGACGGCTAGCATGAACGCGGCCTCTACCTCCTTGCGGAGGTCGTCCGGTCGGCCGTAGTTTTTGATCACGCGGTCGCAGTCGTGCGGGCCGATGAGCCGGTCGCTGACATGGTCGCCTTCCTGCCTGGCGAACCGGTCCACCCACCAGACCTCCCCGCCACGCTCGCGGATCGCCTGGACCTCGTTCGGAAACCGCGTGCCGCAGATGGCAAACACCTGGACGCCGATGGTCTCGGCGAGTGTGTCGATCCGCTGCATCGTCAGCCGGACCCAGATGTCGGGGTGGATCATGTCGCGGCCCCACTCCGTGCCCAGCGTTCGCAGGCAGTGACGGGGAACGACCTCAAGGTCGCCGGCGAGAACGCCGCGTTCCTTCTGCGTCCGGTCGCGCAGGACATCCTCCGGCACGCCGAACATGGCCGCGAGGCCGCGATAGATCGGGTCCGCCCACTGAAGGTGATGAGCCCCGGGGATCATGCTCGCGGCGAGCGTCTTCCCGGCCCCGATCGCCCCAGCCAGGCCGATGATCAGCGGTCCGCGGCGTCGATCCTTCACGTTGTCTGCCTCCTGGTAGTGCCTCACCATGCCGATCAGATGAATGACGTAAGCCGCGAGCGTCCCGCTCGTGCCGTGGTAGGCGCCGCTGAACCGCCGCGCCCGCCGCTCGGCCTCCTCGAGCTGCTCGTCGGTCAGCCACACCCCGCTCATTTCTGTTCCCGGTAGCCGCAGATGTGCAGGACCTTGGCGATGTCCTTCCCGGCCTGCTCCACGTGCTCCTCGCTGGCCGTGGGAAACAGGGCGTGGATCAGCTCGTGGACGATGATCGTCATCCGGTGCCGGCCCCGGAGGCCGTCGTGGATCAGGATCCGCGGCCGCTTGCTCTTCTGGGTGAACGTGTAGCCGTAGGCCTGGCCCTTCAGGTCCGTGAACCGGAGGAGCCAGGGCTCGTCGCCGTTGAGCGTGATGTGGTGGTCCTCGCTCACGACGACCTCACCTTCCCGTTCGTGATCCGGAAGTTGCTGACGTCGAACTGCCCGTCGGCCTGGACCCGCACGCTCGCGAAGCCGTGATTGAACTTGTTGATCCGGGCGTACTCCGGCCTGAGATCGCAGAGGCAGCCCGTCGACCAGCAGAAGACCTCCCGGCCGAACATGTCCGGCTCGCAGTGGGCACTCGTGCGGTGGCCGTGGCCCTCGAGGACGGTGTGCTGGAGCCGCAGGAACGCCCCGCGGGCCTGGTTCACCGGGGCGACGAATCCCTTGCCCTTCTCGTGGCCGTGGAGGATCGGCAACAGCCCCACCATGATCGGCCGCTGGTCCTGGACCAACTCGATCCCGTGATCGTCCATGTCGAGCCACTGGTCGAGGCCCATCCGCTTCTCGTCGGAGATCTCGGGGGCGTGCTGCCAGAGCCAGTGCGAATACCGTTCCTCGTGATTGCCGGCCTTGAAGACGATCGGGATGTCGGAGAACTGGCCGCGGATCCACGCCAGCATGTCGCGGACCGCCTGGACCTCGGCTTTGAAGTTCCGCTTCCGCGGATCTTTGATGTAGCGGCTGATCGCGTAGAAGTCGGCGATATCGCCGTTGAGCACGAGGGCGTCGATCCGGTCGCCCTGGAGCTGGTCGACCGCGGCCCGGAGGGCGGTCTCGTCGTGGTAGGGAACGTGGATGTCGGACAGCACCCCGACGTTCCCCGTCACGCCGAGCTCGTGCGGCCCCCACGCGTCGGCCTTCGACGGCGGCATCGTCGCGACCTGGCCGGCCTGCCGGGGCGGGCGCGGGGCGACGGCCCTGCATCGCTTGCGGTGGTGGTCGCCGCTGATGCCGAACTGCCGGCGGATTCTGCCGTAGGCCGATTGGAGCGTGATCGCCCCGTTTGCCTCCTCGAACAACCGCCGTGCGAGCGTCTTCGCCGGGGCGTCGGGGTGCTCGAGACACAGCCGCTTCGCCGTCTCGGTGATCGGGTCGCCGCCTGGTTCTCCTCGCCGTGGCATCCTTGCCTCCT